GAAGCCAGCCAGATCAACAATCATCGCCGCTTCCTTCGCCCGTGCGCGGAAGGCTTCTTCGTAATCCTCTCCCATGTCGCTGTAAATCTGCCCAGCGGTTTTGAGTCCCGCCTTCCACAAAGCAATGTCGGCATTGGCTTCACGGCCATAATCGATCGAGACCTTGGCAGGCCAGCACCAGCGGCCATCAAGTAGATATTCGCTCTCGGGAAGCAGGCCGCGAGATTGCGCGTCGAGTAAGATAATATTTTTTATCCTATCAAGGAACTGTGACTCCAGCAACCTGCGCCAGCGTGCAAAGGTGCGCTCCGCCATCGCGGCTTCCATGCGCGCCATCGGGCCGCTCTTGTCGGCGTCGAATGCGAAGCCGTATGGCAAGCCCACACTCATGCAAATGTGCGATTGAACGAGACGAACGAACTCTCCGAACGCTCCGCCTGGGCGATCGCTTTTGAACATCTCCTGCGGCGGGGATATCGGTAGGCGACACATACTGGTTATTGATCGTGCGAACGAATATCTGGTAGCTGGAAGGTCGGCCATATTCGTCAAGATTGATACCGCCGATGTAGGTATCCGAATCAATCAAGCGGTTGTATGGCGAGCCAATGCGATCAGCTTCGACGGCCTGCAATTTTAGCTCGCCCTTGTCGCGAACGATGATGAACCCGCAATCGCCATCGCGAAGGATCGCCATGACAGCGAGTTGTAGGAGCGTGACAAAATCATGCCTGCGAAGGAAATCGCAACTCTTGCACCAGTTGCGCCAGTAGCGTTCAACCTGCTCGTCAACATCCTTGTCGCCGGTTCGTGCTTGGTAGCTCAAGCGCCCGGCAACATAGGTTGCGAACTTGAGAAGGAGTGAGCGAACGGGCGGGAAATTATCTGCGAGATCGCGAGCAGCGCGAATGAGTTTGTAGCGTTCGGCGGTTCCGGCGGTGTCTTCCGCACCAGAGATATTGCGAGAGATTCCGCGCTTGGTGCTTTCGAGTGCCGAATCAAAGCGCCCGAAGTTGCGGAGCCGCTCTTGCGAGATCATTCGCGACATCGCCGCCTTAGGTGAAACAACCGCAAGTGCTTTGGTAATGAAATCTTGCTTCATGGATATTGTGTCGGGAATGCTGTGACAACTCTTTTTACCCTAGTGCCCCGTGCGTTGTCAATGGCGGCTTGCAGTTCCTTGATCGTTTGCGCGACTTCGCCTAGATTGGCGCGGGTGAAGCTGCGCCCTGCGATGCTGTAACTCGCCCCAGCAACGGCGATTGCCTCCAAGCAGGCGAGAAACTGCGTTTGCAAATTTTGCAGCGTGGCGAGCGGCAGGCCGAAGTAGGATTTGGAAAGTGCCATTGTTTGGTGCGTTGTGTCAATTCTCGCCAACCGGCAGCACCCCGGCAAGCATGGCCGATGCGAGCGCGATACATTCGCAATCCCAAAGGTGATTTGGCCTGCCGCCGATCTTAACCCATCGCTGTTCGACTTGTTTTGTTTTCGCGTTCACGATGTCCTTCTTCATTTCGGAGAGCATGTGCTTGCGGTAATCTTCCGACACATCTCTCGGCACTTCCCACTTCGGAGCGGCTCCAGGTTGGCGAAGGCTGGCGAGCTTGTCCTTGATTCCTTCGTTACTGAAGAAGAAATAAAAGGCGCGAAGGTTGTCGCTACCGGCAACCGCCGTCTCAATCTTGGAAACAAATTTCTTGACACGCCTACCGTTGTCCATGTGATAGAATCCATCCTGCCCCGAGCCGTGTGATGCCGTCCAGCCGTTGCGAGCGCATCGCTCATAGACGAGAGCGGTGTCGAAGCCAGCGTCTATCACCACGGCGCGCGGGTGGACTTGATATTGCAACGCTATCGACTCAATCATTTCCCAAGTTAAGAGCTTTGCTTCCGCCAAGAGCATCGAACTGCCATCAGCGCGGAAGGCGCGGATCGCGGCCCAGTAGTGATCTCTTTGCACATCGACGCAAAGAAATCGCCGATGCTCGCCGTCGATCTTTTGCCCATCAATGAAGTCGGCCTTCGCATAATCGCCCACGCTGATCTCCGGCAGACTCGACACAACTTCATCCTGCCAAACTTGCGCCTTGCGCTTTTGAACGAATTGCTTGAGCGGTTCGAGATTCCCGGCGTGTTTACTCTCCTGCGCCTCGATCCATTCGCGCACAATGCTAAACCAAGGAATCCACCAGACGGCGTAGGCTGGGAACTCAAACGAGCGATGCCCGCGAATCGGGTGCGGGTTGAGTTGCTTGTAACTGGCGGAAGATGACAGTTGCCTGCGAACTGCCGCCGTGTCTTTGTATTGAGCGTGACACGCGGGACACTCCATCCGAATTGAGTCTTGCACCTTGTCCCAGAGAATTTCGCTGGTTTCGTTCTTCGCGACATCGTATTTGATATCATCGAATGTGTAGCGGTTCCACTCCCCGCATTTGCACTTCCAGCCCCACACTTCTCGCGTTCCGCTTTCCCACTCGGCATCTGCTTCGTGGCCGCCGTCCCATCCCTGCGAGACGAGAATCGTTTTGCGATTCCAGCGATCGTGATGCCTTGCCTTTAGCTCTCGGATCATGCCGTGCTTCCAGCGCCACACTTCATCCCCGATGCAATAGCGCATCGACTTCTCTTGCAAGTTCGTCATGTTGGCCCCGCCAGCAAATAACACCATGTGCGGAAAGAAGATCGTCGTTTTGCGCAGCGCGTGGCGATCTTCGGGGAACAACTCTCGCACCGGCGCACACTCGCGGAAGATTGGCAGCAGGCGGCTTTCTGTCCAGTCCTTAACCATGTCGTCTGTTTGGCCGACGAACAATGTCGGCCCCGGCTTCTGCGCCACGACGAAACAAGCCAAGGCTTCCATCATCGTAGTCTTCCCGGCGCCCGTGGATGCGCGGATAAATACCTGCGTTGTCTCGTCATCGCTTGCAGCGAGAAGCGGCTCGTTCATCCACGGTGCTACGGTGCGATCGAATCGACTCGCCCTGTCGCTGTTGGGAAAGTGGACATGATCTTCGGCCCAATCGAGCAAGGTGCCGTCGAAGGCCAGCTTGATCCCGTCTCTAATGCCTGATGCCAGCGGGTTCATGGTTTCATTCCAAATGCCTTCATCAATGTCTCCACGCTCGGCGAGCTATATTCTTTCGGCGCGCAAGGCTCTTCGTCGCCATCATAAAAAGCTGTGTCCCAAGTGACATCAAACATCTTCCGCAGCCCGCGAGTGGTGAGCGTGATCTCGCCGTCTTCGGCGAATTTCGGGTTCTTGCGGCAATATATCGCCCAGAGCGACGATTTAGTCATAGCTGCGGCATTCCTTCATCATCCTATTGATTGCAGCCTTTAACATCGGCCATTCGTGCGGATCGATCTTGATCACGCCCGGCTCGGCGTTGTCCATGGATTGCGTAATTTTTAAGAACTCGCCGCCGCATTCATCAATGATCTCGATCTCGGTTGTGCCTTCGTGGAAGATCGGTTCGCCTTTCACGCCGACGGCGATTTTAAGGGTTCGGGTTTGGTATGTCATAGCTTCTCAAGTTCCTCTCTGATCTCACTCAATATCTGTTGCGTGCGCTCATGCAACTTCTTTCTCAACTCAGACTCTCCCAATCCCGCCAGTGCGCCGCTGGCATCGTTGACGAGGGCTGCGAGTTTGGCGCTGAAGATTGCACCGATGCGGATGCCGGATTCTTTCACCGCGCTCACTTCCACAAGTTCGCCGCGATCCTGTGCAATTTTGAGCCGCAGCCTTTCGCTTTCCAAGACGAGCTTCTGAAGTCGAGCGTCGTTGAGAGATGCTGGTGCGTTTTGGCCTTGGCCGTTGGCGTTTAGATATTCTTCCCGCCACTTGGTTGCCTTGTCGATGTCGTCCATTGGGCATCCAAGCTTAGCCCATTTGTTCACGGCGGCTTGGGACATTCCCCATGCGCGGGCGATGGCGGCGGGGCCATTCTGGAGTTTCGGGCGAGCCATAGTCTTAACTGGGCAATTTTTGCCTATTCATAAGGGAAGTGACTGCCCTT